TTTCTATCCATCTTGCGTACATCTTCGCGGCCCAAGCCTTTCTCTGCATCTTGTTAGGGTACACCTTTCTTAACCGCGCATTTGCTATGCGTAGGAATTGCTCCATCTTTCTCATAATAAATTTTTAAGTCTTAGACATTCTGTGTTTAATTCCTCAGCCCTCTTGGTTTGCTGCTTTAGCGACTTACACACGCTAGTATACTTTTTCTCTAACTCAGCATACCTTTCACCCTCTTTGCGTTGCATACGCTCTAGCTTCTTTTCCCATTCCTCCTCTAACCTATCTAAGCTAGGGTTAACAATAGTGCTTCTGGAACGCATCGCCTTCTTTACCTCTACATCATACTCATCAACAATGTTAGCTATAGAGTCGCTAATGCGCTCATAGCACATCCTGTACTTAGTATCATAAGCATAATTGCTCTCGTGCTGCTTTTTAGCGTGTATTATAGTAGCGTGATTCTTATTTATTATCTCGCCTATGCGCTGTAGCGATAAGCTGGTTTGCTCTATAACTGCAACACTGAAGGCGTGTTTCCAAATAACATTACCTCGCTGCCTATTATCCGAAATGCCCTCTTGTTCCTTTAGCTGATTCCAAAGGCTGTGTAACATCATCTGCTGGTCAATAACTACTATGTCCATCTATCTTATTCTTGTGTATTGTTTTAAGCCACTCTACCTTATTTGGTACATCACCATGAGACAGGTGGCAGGGCCGACATACGGCCATTAAGTTTTCTATTACATCTTTGCTGGCACTACCACCAGAACCTCTGTTCTCAATGTGGTGTATATCTACAGCCCTACTACCGCATACCTCGCAGGGTATAAAGTCATCAAGCACATAGTTAAAGTGCTGCATATATACTTTTGTGTGCTTTTTCACAACTCGCCTACTATAGTGTAAGTATCTAGGTCTTGGCCCTTTACAAAAAAGTCTCTGTACAACGCTATAGCCCTATTGAACTTAGCCTCACCCCTTTTGTAAAACTCCTCACTAATTGTGTAAATGCCTACATCTGTACTGCTTTTGTCCAGTGCAATAAATGTAAAGTCTTTATAGCTAACCTTAAACAGGTTGCAGTATATGTATGCCTGTAAGTCATAACCATACTTATCAGCACTATACTTAAAGGCTTTTAAATCGGTTGTTGTCTTAATATCAGCTATTCCAGTAGGTGTCTTTATATCTGCCTTCCCTCTAAAAGGGAAACCACCCAGCACATCTACCTGCGGTAACTCAAACTCACTGCCCTGCATATACTGCATTGCCATTTCGTTCCTGAAGAAAGCATCAGCCATACGCTCACCTGCCTGCATATCCTTTCTGGTAATGCAAGTCTTAGGGTTCTCCAACTGGGCCTCCTTAAAGGCCTTTGTGTTTTTACTAGCTACCTCTACCACCTCAAATATATCATCAAACTTTTCAGGCTCCAGTATCATAGTATGTATTACCCTACCCATTAGCAGCGCTGGGCTGCTTTCCTCTTTGCCGTACTTCATTACATTGTAGTAAGTCTTTGGGCTATCAAGTAGCATTTTTAAACTGCTACTGCTGTGGGCCAACTTGTTTAGTGGGCCGTAATAAAAGCTGTCATCTACAGCCTTCTGGACTAACCAATCTCTATCGTAATCCGCTCCATCTAGCATCAACATGAGTAACAGGTTAAAATTTCTACTAATTCATATACTGCTATCATAGCAACCATACCTAAAATTACCATAGTCTGCAGGAATGCTACTACTGCTACTTTCTTCCAATCAATCTTTTTCATTGCTCTAGTTTTTCTGTTACTGCTAAAATAAAATCATATGCCGCTGAGTGGCCGCCTACATTCCAGCTATACAGCCGTGTAGTGGTATACTCCTCATCATAAGTCTTCCAATCGTAAATAGTAAATACATTACCCTCGTAGGTGAACACCCACTCCTTTTGAACTTTGCCATCATCACTGGCCTCAGGGAAAGTTGGTTCCCCTAATACTTCTACAAGGCGGCTGTAAGTAAAGCCACCAATCTCTCCCTTTAGGCTTGAACCGCCTATAACTGCAAGGGCATCAGTTTCGTTTAATAGTTTCATTGCTCATTGTTTATGCTGCTAATATAAACAATTTTGTAAATAACTACTCCTCGTCCTCAAAAAACTTTTGATGCAAAAATTCCTCTACATTATCTAAGCGCTTCTGTAGCAGTCTGTTCTGGTTAAGCACAATGCCTAACCCTATGCCAAATAGTATAAGTATCATTCCTCTTTTATTTTATATGGTAACACCTCAAATATCAAATCCTCAACATCACTAAACTTCAGGTAAGTAAACACATCCTGAGCATTCCACCTGCCCAGCCATTTATATAGTCCCTTCTCATAGGGGATGTAATTCTGGCGTGTTACCGCCTCAGGGTTGTATACCTCACACATATCCAAAGCACGCACCCTTAGGTGCTTCTTTCTAAATACATAAAAGGCATCTGGAAACTGAAAGGCTATATACTCGGCCTTGCTCTTTTTACTGCACCAACCATCACCACCCCAGACATTCATAAACTCTAGGAGTATATACCCCGTGTGGTGCATCTTCTTTAAGCCCTTGACATCTACCTTTTTTTCCTCCCAGTAAAAATCAATGTGCTGCTTATCATCTGCTAGGCTAGATTTATGTGCGCCAGTAATCTCCTTAAACAGGGCCTCGCCCGTTTTACCTACATCAACACAAATGGCGGTGCGGCTATCTGTTAGCTTGCGTTTATCTTTTAGATAGTTACGCAGTTGCATCTAACATCTGTTGCAGTTCTCGCATCCATTGTAACCATATCTTAGGGCTACAAGTGCAGGGCACATCAAACTTATGGTTAAACACTCTAGAATGTATCTCAGCTATACGCACACGCTGCTCATGGGTTAGCGTGCTCTTTCTAAGCACACCACTGGACAGATATTCTATTTCATCTGCCTCTAAGCACTCAGGTTGTTTGCTGTATGGAAACAGCTGGTTTAGTTTATCCTTTCTGGCATCACACCCACAATCCTCACCTAACACAGCTTTAACTACCGCCTTAATTCCAGTGGCTGTAGTTATCTGCTCAATAGTATCTCCAAGTCCCTTAGGCTTATTCTTACTGCCCTTAGGGCGGCCCTTTTTAGATTTGGTCGTAGTCTCCGTTGGTGTAATCTTCCCAATGCTCTCGGAGGTTGTCGTGGATTCTTGCTTTGCCATTTTTAATCGTGTTCTTAATACTTGTTAAACCTATGCTTGTCTCCCTGTGTATTTTATTCATACTGGTGCCCTCCATATGTATGCGTATCATCTTAGCATCATACCAATGAAAGTCATCCATCTCAGCCTCCATATAATCTAACAGGCGCTCCATTGCCTGTCGCTCCTCAGGGAAACTTTCATAATCAATAACATCAATATCCTCAAGGCTTACTTTATTCACCTTGCGCTTTGCCCTTTGGTATTTAAGCGCAGTGTTGATACAACTGCGGTAAACATAGAAGAAATTTAAGGAGTCCTCCTCATCGTAAAAGTTGGTTCTGCCCTCTGCCTCCATCTCTAGCAGGCGCACGAAAACCATTTGTACTATATCGCTAGCAATGCTGTAACTGCCATCAGTATACTCTTTGATAAAGCCTGTAAGGCGTTTAAAATTCTTTCTATAAAACCTCTCTATCCTGCCCATGTAATGTTCAAAACAAAAAGGCCACAGCATACCTGAAGCAGGTTAAGCCCCTCTAATTCATCTGTAGGCTCATAGTAGGCGTAATTTACACCTATCAAAACACCAGTAATAGGGCTTAACTCAATTTGCATATTAGTATATTTTTGCTGCTGACAATATAACTACTTGATAACGAAAATGCAAGCCCTACCTTTTGTAGGTTATTAGCCCTGCATCATCCTTCTCAATTATTCTGGTAAAAGGTATTCTATGCAACTTGCCTGTGCTTGTGTTACGCACTATGTAATAACTGCTGCCCACATCAATATCCGACTCCTCGCCATCTACCCTAGTCTGTAAGTAAGCGTGTGTTTCTATACACACAAATTCCATTCCACTTACTACAAACCTTTGGCCGTTTAATATCCTCCTCTTAAAATTCATCCATATAATTTTCTAGAGCCTTGTTAAGGCGTGCATTCTCTATTTTTAAATCATACGACTCCTGCTTTAATTTATCATTAGTAATACGAGCATCTAGTATCATTTTGTCCAGTGTAGTAAAGTAGTCTGTAATATGCCTATACACTGCAGAGGTATCTGCACAAATATGGAAAACCTCCCACATCTGCTCTTGTGTCATTGACTCCTTATCACTTAACTCATTACTTAGGTACTGGAGGGCTCTGTGTAACTCAGCCTCCTTTTCCATATAATACAACCTGTTACCCTCAAAATGGAGATTCATCTATTTGTCTTTCTTTAGTTATTAAATTTAATCCATCAATTGTAAAGCCACAATTGCCAGCTGTTGAGGCTAGCCTTACTGGAGCCTCTAATGGTGTGGGTCTACCACCACTTTCCAACTCTTTAACCTTACGCACATGTATATCAGTGTACAACCAATCTTGAGCGTGCTGAGTGTATCTATGCAGCACAAAGAATTCATCGCTGCGGTTAACGAATTTACCCCCTCCTTCAACATCACTAGCCATAGGTGGCATAGTATGGTTAGCATACTCGTGTCCTCCCTTATGCACCTTTCTAAGTGCCTCAGTAGCAGGGTGTGTATTTAGTATTGTAGTTACACCATATTCCTTACAGAATTTTCTAATATAACTAGTTACCTCGTAATGATAATCGTGGGTGCTTATACCCTTCAAATCTTCCTTGCGTATTGTAAGGCTGTTGTAAGGGTCAATCATCATACCCTGAAACTCCCATGCATCATACACCTCACTTGCAATGTCCAGTAACTCAAAAGCATTTACAATTAACTCACTATCTATAAAAGCCCAGTGGCCCTCTACAAAGCTATGGTGCCTCCAGAATGTCTGCTCATCTATTTGGTTTATTGGCTTGCCAGCCAAAAACTCTATTAACTTACGCTGTAAGCTTTGCACCTCATTTTCGCTGCTATAAATAAGCCACTTTGTGCCGTTCTCTAAAGTGTGTAATAACTGCAGGTAAGTCATCGTGTGTGTCTTACCGACATTAGCGTGTCCAGTAACGACAATAAAATTACCTTTCTTAAAACGCAGGAAGTCATCTATTTCAGGAACCCCAAACCTTGAGGCCTCGCTTATTTTACCCTCTCGGGCTCGCTCCAAGTAGCGTAGGGTTTTATCGGATTGTATTATGTGCTTATGTATCATAGTGGTGAATGTAGGTATCTTTTTTTATTGGGTCAAAAAAAAGGGGCGGCTAAATTGCCAACCCCTCTTTACTACTTAACACGAGTAACTAGAATGGTAAGTCATCACCTACCTGCTCGCCACTTACAATGGCTTGAGCCGTTTCTATTTTTTCCTCTCGGCTACTGAAATGCGTATTGTAGTTTGTTTCCTGCTTGGGCTGTTCCAGAACCCACTCCACAAACGCATCAGCAACCTTTAGTACATCTGTGCTTTTAGCACCCTTATCCTTTAGCAAATCAACTGCTGCTTTTAAGCACGACTGCTTAACAATCATCTTTTGCTTCTCATCATTGTTACCTGAGTAACTAGGCTTGCTATAGCCGCCACCTGAGTAGCTACCGCCTCCTCCGTTATATACTGGCTTAATCTTATTGCCGTACTGGTTGCTAGTAATCTCATACTCAACCTCTGCGCCAGCAACGAACTTATCTTGGTCTGCCTTAACGCTGTTGTACTCTCCGCTATCGCCATTGTCTAGCGTTACAAAGAATTTGTAAAATGTTTTGCCGTTAAAGGCAAAGTCCCCCTTAGGAGAAACTGATACTACTTTTGCTGTTTTCATAATGTTGATTGATTTTCTAGGTTTGCAATTTGAGCCTCTAGCATAGCTACTCGCTCCTTCATCCATTCGCTGCCAATGTTAGCAGCAAAGGTTTCTAAGTCATCTAAGACTTGGTAAATGTTTTCTGTATTCATTGCTCTTGGTATTTAAATAAGGGCGG